AATAGCGAGTTTGTTGAAACGCGCTTTTCTCTTAAGCAGGCGTGGAACACTGGTTACGCAATGAACATGTTAAACAAAGACAAGGCCATTTGCACACCATTTCGCGCTGTTAACAATGCTGGGGATCTATTAAGTCGCAAATATTATTCATGTGGAGGCCCTTGCCAAACATTTCAAAGTCGTCCCGGAATGTTCGGTTTAAAACAACATTTTGGACACATTCAAGATCAATGCGATGGAACTGGTGTTCCTCCTTCATCTTGCAACATCAAATACGTTTACGACAGCTCTGATTACATTAGATACGCCAAGCAAAAGGCTGTCAATAAAAACTACAATGACGCATCATATGGTGGAAACAACTATTCTGGAGCCCAATCTGCTATTAGAGCTATTAGACGTTATTAAACCCCTTCCTAAAATAAATATCATTGTCATTTGCGAATGAAATTTATAACAACAATATATATAACTAATGCCAAAGCAATTAAAACAAAAACAAAAACAAAATAAAAATAGCAGAAAAAAAAGAGGAGGAAGTGGAGAAAAAATGCATTTTTTAGCATCTATAAAATCAAATACTCAAGTAATTTTAGCAGACATTGAGCGGATTGAAGATGAGTTACCTGATGGGCAACCTGATGAAAATTGCGACTTGTCTGAAATAAAAAAAAGTGCCATTCAGACAGAGGTTTTAATTAAACAGCTCATAGAAGAAGAACAGAACCAATTGGAACAACAAATTCCAGAACCCAAAAAAATAAATCCTCTAGATCAAGTAATTACAACAAATGGTTTTACTGGAACAATGGGAGAACTATTAAGTAAAATTAGGGAGAAAATTGTTCAGTTAAACCAATACAACAATGCAGGACACGAACAAACTATAACTCATCTGAAAAACTTATTAGATAGTGTTTCCTCTGAATCTGCAAACGTAAATAAAATAAAAGAAATGTTAAAAGGAGGAAGAATTAAATTTAAGAATAATAAAGTAATTATAGCAAAAACCAAAAGGCGACGCAAGAATAAAAAGCAAAAAATACACACAAAAAGACGATAGGATTATAAAATTTCTTTTCCGCGTCTATAGTATATGACAACAATTGCTTATCATCAATATACCAACATTCCTTACATGAGCGGTGGATACGCCAGTGCTCCGGTAATTGGTCCTTTAAGCACAAATAGAACACCCAATACAACGTTTCATAGTCAGCTAGGCGTTCTTACCGGCATTCACCCCAATCCTCCTCAATTTTATCCTTCTGATGGTGCAAGCACTTTTTCGCAAGCGCGTGCTCAATATAGAAGAACAAATACAACCCAACACAACTTTGGAAGAGGAACACAAATGTATTCGTCAATTCCTTCTACAAGTCAATATTCAGCTGACACTCAAAGACAATACAATGTTTCTCAATCAACAAAATACGTGGCTCCCGCTTCATCATCAATGTATATGGCTGCCAAAAAAAGTGCAGCTGTTGGCAAAAGTTCTTTGAAATATGGTCTGCCCGTAGATGCGCCATTATCATACAAATGTTATGATAGAAATGATGTTAAAACCGCTTTAAGAATGGTTAGATCTGGCGGATGCACTGCTCCCGCAAAGAAAGGTTCCATATTTAATTACTCGTTGTGCAATGGAAAAGTGTGCGCAATAGGATCTTTGGTGTCTCAAACTTATTAAAAAAAAAATATTAAGTAAATATATAAAATGAACAAGTATGTCGTGGAGTTTTTAGGAACACTTTTGTTAGTTTTTGTTATTTTAGCAACTGGTAACTATTTGGCCATCGGCGCCGCTTTAGCATTAGCGATTTTATTGGGCGGCGCCATTTCAGGTGGTTCATTCAATCCTGCGGTTACGCTTTCGCTTTTAGCTGCTGGAAAGTTAGCGGCCAGTGACGTGGTTCCTTACATTGTTGTTGAGGTTGCCGGTGGTTTAACGGCCTTCCAATTATACAAAATGCTTATGAAATAAAAGTATTAAGAGAAAAAATAGTATAAAAACAATTAACAATTTATATTGGGGAGATTGTCCAATATAAATTTTCTCTCACAAAGCGCGTTAATAGTGTAGTGGTAACACGCAACCCTTCCAAGGTTGAACTGGGGGTTCGATTCCCTCTTGACGCAAAAACATATTTAGCAAATTTAACACACGATTATAATATAATTTCTTTTATTATATTATAATATAAATGGCGAGAACAAGAAATCACAGAGGTGGTGCCGCGGTTGGCGGTTTGACCAGAAGAAAGAAGAGCAGATACGGTGGATCGCGCAAACGTTGCAAGCGCGGTGGTCAGTTCCAAGGCGTGCAAACAGGTGTTTCCAACGTTGCTAGTGGAGTTGGAAGCGCGGTTGGTTCAGTTGGTTCTGGTATTGGAAGTGCCGCCAACAGCGTGACAGGTTTCTTTTCAGGCATGTGGGACAAGACCAAGAAAGCGGTGAGTGGATCAACAATGGGTGGACGCAGAAGACGCAGACGCGGTGGAATGCACAACGTCGTTGGTTACAGTGGACAATTTGGTTCAAATGCCGCCACGGTTGGTGGCCGCAGACGCAGAAAGCGCTAAATTCTAACTATTTTATTAACATATAAATTTAAAAACTTATATGTTACTATTTTATTTTTTCATAATTTCATGCAAAATATAAATTGCCAGCACACCCAAAGAAGCAAAATATATTTGAACAATTGGATCATCTGGAAACAACGAGTCCCTTGCAACAGGAGCGGGATTTAATCCCATATTTGTGAAAGACTCATTGCACGATTTTCCCGAAACTGGATTTGCATTACCATTTCCCCAATTGCACGGGTCCATGTTGCTAATATCAACTGTTGTTACAAAATGTGTTTGCGTCCCGGTTGCGTTTGAAGGCAATCCTCCTGTGCTCGGAGGCGTTGGTCCAACTACTTGCATGGTTATTTCTTGACATTCGGGCATTGAACCAGATGTAAAAGCTCCCAAAATGGCGTAAGGATTTAAGACATTTAGATTGCTCATTGTTCCGGGAATTAGGCCTTTAAAATCAGAAAAATCAGTGCCTAATCCGGATGAAACAAATGGAATATTTCCCATTGGAACGTTGTTAACATATATATATCTATCTACTTCTTGTTTTGTTTTAACATCAGTGCACTTTCCTCCAGTCTGTAAAAAAAATTTGTTTCCTAAAGGCCCTCCAGTCGTTGAAGCACCTCCACCTGTTACCAAAACTTCAACATATTGAATCAATCCATCAATATCGTTAGCCATCGCAGATAAACTTCCTTCGTCTGACATTCCAATTGCTTGAGGATTTTTAATATTTTGCCAATATGGATAATCTGGACCTAATAAATTTTGTTCCACGCCTGTCGCATCTTTTAATACATCTTGAAATATGTTTGACATATAATTTATAGCTATATAAATATTTTTATTCATTAATTTAATCTGATCAAACAAAAATTAATCTAAACTTTGAATAAAAATATTTTATGCACTTTGAGTTCCGCTTATAGCCAAGGGTTTATTTCCAGCCAATTGCTGCGATGCATCCGCTTGAGCTTTTACTAAAGCAGTTACTTGATCATTTAATGTAACAACGTTTCCACTTATATCTTGCACTTCTTTATCTAGCCCAGTAAGTTTGCTCACTTGTTCTTGCAAGATTTCAATTGCTGCCGAATTTTTATAAGCTAAAACAGACGAGGAACAAGACGATTGATCATTTTCAAGCCCTTCTACAGTTGTCCAAGTAGCTAAAAAGAACTGATATACAATTAAACAAATAAAAAATATAATAAGAAACCCTACTAACATTAATATATATAAATACTATTATTTTCTTCTTTATTTATAATATATAATGTCATCAGCATTTTACCCTCAAGGCATGCATTCATATAATAATTCATCTCCTAATGCTCCTTTCAGCGCAGAGTATAAAACATGGAAAGGAACTGGAAGGTATAGCAATCCAGTTGGAATAACTTCTGGAAGCATTAGACCTTTAACAAACAACGACCTTACAAATATCGCCGTTTACAAACAAGGATTAGCAAGACCACTTAAATGGCAATTTAGAAAAGGTACAATTACCCAAGCTCCATATCAAAATAAAATTATAAATCCGGAAAACCCCGATGAAAGTGTTAGTTTTAACGGAAATAGAATGAGCAAATCTGCTGCGGGTTTAGAAAACAAGACTGGTGGATTGATTGGCCAACTCATGGACCGTCCGGGCGGATACTCTGTAAAGCACAACCCTACAGATGAAATAAATGAAACTACTCAATATGGTTTAGATTGCAAAACTTGCGACGGAATTAGCGTGGTAACAGATTTTGCTCCAAGTCCTTATTTGACAAATAATCCTCAACCGGTGTGCACAAATCCTCCTCTTTGTTGCAATGAACCAAGAAAAGCTCTTCTTCGCGTAAGACCTGCAAGCACCAATTTAAAAAAAAATTATTTTACAACTCTTCAGCAATATAGACAAAACCGTTGCCAAACATATGATCAACGTGTTTTCAACTTTAAAACGGAAAATGATTATTTAACTGATGCCGCGTTGTTAAAGAATAACCCAAATATTACTCCTGCAATGATTGCCGCTGCAAAACCGGGAAGCCCTATCACGCTTGCAAATACTTATGTTGGAAACTGCTATCCCAACACTGGATTAAGCACATTTACACAAGTTGAGTTAGTGGCTCTCGCATTCCAAATATTAAATAACGATGGATTGTTTTCAAACGAAGATATTACAAACTTTTACAACTTAAAAATAAGCACTATACAACAATTTGTTGGGTTCATCTCAAATTTAAAATCCGGCCAATCTCAACAAGCGGCATACGTTTTTAGCAATTTTATTAACAATCCTTATTATGGTATGGGGTTAACTGGTCCAAGTAATCCAAATGGTTGTAAATTGGTTGTTTATAAACCCAGTAACCCTCAATTTGCTGTACAAGGCGGCGTTTCTAGCAGCACAAGAACATACAAATTGGGATTGACCACTGTAGAAAAGAATGTTAATAATAGCAACGCATTAAGAGGATCTACAAGCACAATGAGCGTTGCCAACGTTGGCGGAGAGCCTTTTACACCATTTATATACAAATCAAAAGTTCAAGCATGCAACCCGGCTTTGCCAGTTATGTTTAGACAAGTCAGTTACAATCCAAAAACTTGTTTCAGAAATTCTGACGATTATATGAGTAAAGAAGCTCAGTATATTGGAATTTCAAGTGCAGGGCCAACGGTTGCAAATAATGGAATTAGTGCAACTAATCCAGGAGGACAACCACTTAAATAAATGCATCATTTTTATCTTCTTCTCCATCTCCATCTGGTTCAATGCTATTATTTAAAGAAAATAAATCTGATTGATTTGTCTCTACAACGTTTCCATCATCATCATACATAACAATTGGTAAAAATATATTAAGTTTGTCTACAAATTTATTATATGGTATCTTGTGTTTTTCACACCATTGGATACACTTTTGAATATTGTTCTTTTTCAAAGATTCTATTCTATCATCTTTGTTTTTATTTTTACAGAGATTTATTAATTGATCGTATTGTTCCAACTGCAAGTGACCTATAATTATATTTGATTCTTCCACTTTATTTAAAAAATAATAAGGCAGATCGCAATTTATTAATGAAGTGATATTTTTGCCTTGTTGAATGAATTCGTTAATAATTGCTCTCAAACACTTTAATGTGTTATTGTTTTCAACTGTTTTTGAATAATCTGAAATAAAATTTTTGCATATAACAAATCTTTCATTTTTAAAAGCGTTTGATGAGTTTGGTTTTACAATATAAATCTTGTCATACATGCTTGTCAATAAATATAAAACATCCAAGATTGGTTTATGATAAATTGTGCTAATTTTAATTATACACGTTCCGTTAACGTTTTGGTAAGTCAAAATATTGCATAGAATTGCAATAAGATTAATGCAATAGTTGTTAATATTTGCATCCACAATAGAGTCTAGATCCAGATGATTGGTAATTTCAAAATATAAAAAATCTATTGTCATCATTTCTATTCCTTGAAACGGTCTTAAAATAGACAACTCTGAATCAACGGTGTGTTCATAAATAACATCATTATTATTTTCTCTAAAAATATTCATGCATTCAATTGTGGATGCATTATTTGATCCACAATGAAGAGCTTTTATGTTTCTTCCAGAAAATGAATCAAAAATGTTGAATGTGTTTGAAATTTCCATTAATTCATAAAATGTTTGGGAACTAGCTTTAATCTTGCTAACTGAATATTTTGAACTAGGAACTTTAAAATGAATGTATTCATACGGATTAATAAGTTTGTAATAAAAATCAATGTTGTAATCTTGAATTGCTATTTCAGACTCTGCTGCTCCAGTATCATGTTTTAGCGTTGACACAAATTTTTTTGCTACATTTACGTAGTGAATCAAACTGAAAGAAATTATAGGTTTATTTCCTTCATTAAAAATTGGATTTATTTTATGGACGGTTTGTTTTTTGGGTAATATGTAATAACTCATTCTTGAGGTTGTATTATTATATAATATTTTGTTTAAGTGATTAGCAAAATATTAATTATATTTTATATTTTGTTAATTAAATTGCACGCAAAATTAATTTTTACTCCTCAAGTTTTAAAGTAACCTTTTTCTTTGACGCCGCCTTTTTCTTTGGAGCAGGAACAGGAGTTTCTGATTCTTTTATAACAGTTCCTTCTGTTTCATAAACTTCTTTTTCATTTTGCTGTTCTTCCAACTCTTTTTCTTTTACTTCTTCGGCATTTTCTTTTGCTTGTTCCTTTGTCTCTGATTCAACCGCCAAGACAACCTTCTTTACGCGAGATTTCTTTGTTTTCTTCTCTTCAGGTTTCTCAATAACAATATCAAGATCTTTTGCTTGCTCTTGTTCATCAATTTCTTCTGTTGCAGCCAGAAGCATAATCTTTTTATTAAGCGGACGCGCCTTTTTATGCTCTAACGTTTTTTCCGTTTTAGTTGCCGGCTTTTTGACAGGCATAATTGTGGGCGAAACTCGCGAAACTTTTCGTTCTGAAACAGTCTCGTCAATTAATTCCATAGCAACCTTTTCTGCGTTAACATGGCTGATTTTCTTAAATGCAAAATATCTATTCAAGAATGAAATCTTTTTCTCATTTGGAGTCATTTCCAACGCATCACCATATTCATTCTTTTTAAATGGACTGCGCTTTACATCGTTTTGTAACAAATTAAATAGTTCGCTAAACAGTCCAGAACCTTCTGGCAAGCCAAGTGACTTGGCTTCATCGCGTGTTATTAACTTGAAACCATAATTCTCCATAATTCTTTCTAAATAGTCAAAGTTGACCAAATATTCGGGGAACATTTTGTTAATGGTCTCTTGGAACACATTAATCTTGCATCCCAAACTTGTAACGTCGTCGTCAAATGCGGTGTCTTCGTATTCCTTTCTAATCTCCCAAATTTTCTTGGTTCCTTCATATAACTCAATGCTTTCACCTATCTTCTTTTTCTTTAACAAGTTAAAGATAAGCTTGCCATCGTAGCACGTTCCAATGAAATAACCGTTTAACTTTGTACACTCTGCAACATTTTGCATGAAATTCTGAAAGGTTGTTTGGTTTTCAAACATATAGTGAACTGCAAACTGACAAGATGAAACATTGAACCCTTCTTCACCTTTTCCAAATTGTCTTGCAACTCCTTTTCCAAGTTTTTCTGGATCATTGTGACCGTGTCCAAAAACTGCCTTTGTTATTTGCACAGCCTTATCATTCATCATCGCTAAACCATTGCGAATATTTAGACTGCTGTTTCCGTTTACGAAAAGCGCATAAGGAACATGCTTGAATCTTTTGCGATAATTCAAAAACCTCGCACAAGCTCCATCCAATCTGTTTTCCAAGTTATCTTTTGAAATATCAATTCCAAAAACAAATGACAATTTTGCCTCAATCCATTTTGAGAAATCTCCACCTTTACCGCAAGCATAATCAATTAACGTGTCTGAACGCTTTGAAACACTTGTAATCAAAAGATTCTTAACAAACAAATTGTGAAAATCGCGCAACCCTCTAGTCTTGCTACTTCCAGAGTATTTGTTATAGTAAACATCGTCGTCGGATAATTCATTTGGAATATTATTTCCTGTGCAAATCATTTCCTCTGTAATTGGATTGTGAATAGAATGCCAATTACTATTTGCAACACGATAGGCATTACCAAAATTCTTTTCACCATTTCTCAACTCGGCCGTTTTATCGTAACGAACGCGCAGAGGAATCCATCTCCAGCCAGCTTCATTGTCAAGAACGTATCTAAATTCTACAATAGTATTGTCTCCAAAGACTTCGTTTTCTTCGGTATACATTTGCAAGATTCCCGTGTCATCATTCTTTAACATAATATTGCATACACCAGCATTGGGATCATATGGATCTGTTGGGAAAAACTGCATTGGGAGATAATTGTATTGTCTTTTTCCATTGTTATTTGGATCAAATGATGGAAGAACGTCGTTGATAACATCTTGGCAAGGATTAATATATCCATCAGCACCTTCATCAAATCCGCATCTCAAAACAATTGTTTTATATTCATTTATTTGACTTGTAGCAGATGTTTGCAGACCATTCTGATAAATTGGAGTTACCTCATCTTGACCATTCTTTGCCTTTTTTGTACTAACTAGGAAATCAACTGTGTTGTAATAAGCTGGCTTCCATTTGAAAGAGTATTCCCATGTAGCCTTGCCCAACTTGCCAACCTTTCCAACTTCATCTGCTCCAACTCCCATGTTAGCAGGCGTAAATATTAGACCATCTGTATTATACTCAAACAAGCCTTCTTTATCTCTTGTCAAAATTAAATTGCATGCATCAAATATATTTTGACCTGCATACAATGGATAGAATTGTTTGGATTCTATTCTGATTGGGCTAACGGCTTCCGTCTTTACTACTGATTTTGCCTCCAACAATTTAATAACGTGCTTCAACAATGGAAGACGAAACTTTGACTTCAAATCTTCTTTAGTCTTTGGAATAAATCCTAGAGCCCTAACGTCTTTTTTATCAATATAATAAATGTCAAATGCAGCATATAAGTTTATAAATCTCCCAAATTTATTGTGCGGAATGTTTTCTCCATCAATTAAAGTATTATACAACTCCTTTTTGTCGGTTTCCGCGCCGGTAAACAATACATTCATATTAGTATTAATCAAATATATTTTTCCTTTTGCGGATACAAACAACAATCTTCTTTCTCCGTCGGCTTTCTCAGTTACAGTATAATCATTGCGAATATTTGGCACAATGGCATTATCGTTTAACGGAGAAATATTTGGTATTTGGAGAGTTGTTGATGAAGGGCCAATAAAATTGCGAGGCTTTACATACTTGTGCTTTTCTGGGTCATATTCGCCAGCATGAATCAACTTCATGTATTCTTGAAGAATATCGCGTTGTTCTGGATAGGAAATGGGATAATTTGTTCCTTGCAATCCCATCAAAACGTATTTTATTGTCTTACGAATTGCCACCAACAACGTCTCGGGCGAATCTATTAGAGTTCCAGGACCAATTTTTGTATTATCAACCTCCAACTCTATCTCGTAGACTTCAGGGTTTTGAAAAACATTGGCCTCGCCCGTGGTATACTCCAATATAGGATTTCTATCAGAGAATCGCGAGCTTTTTACAATACTCATGTCCACCTTTATGGGAATTTCTGGATGCTCAAACGTAATGCGGTTTAAATATCTGAAACTCTTTTTTGTTTTTTCCCAGTTTTCAACAATATTTTGTATTAGACCAGACGTGTTGCGCATATTATTTTCAATGCTGTATGAAACTCTAAAATTAAAATCGTCAAAATTAACGGGAAATGTTCGCTCTGCGTCTTTTCCGGTTCCTTTTGAATAAGGGCTTTTGTTGTAAAATTTTGCAGAATAAGCAGAAGATGACATTTTTTTGATATCATTGTGTTTGCAGTAATTCTGAATTTCATGGAACCCAATAATTTCTGCTCTAATTGGCGACAACTTGAATCTTCCTGATGATGGGTCCAAAAACTCATTTTGAATTCTCAACAAATATTCACCTTCTTCGCAAGGTGAAGTAAATCCAAGAGACTTTAATTTGCGAATCACGTTATCAAAATCTATTTTGGTGAGTGGCTTGATTCCTCTTGTGCCGAACTTTACTTCCAACTCATTGTTTTTTTGAATATCCTTTACGTGCGGATTGTTTGCCCAGAACAATTTGATTAATTTGTCCAATTGAACTTGCGGAGATTCTTTTGATTGATAGCGAGGTCGCTCTTCTCTTTTTTTGTAATTTGACGGTTCTAAATTTTCAGGTTCTTTTTTGATGGATGACATAGTTATATATATTAC